TTTTAGAGGTAACTATGCTGGTATAGGTTATACTTATGATGAAACCAATGATGTATTCATAGCACCAAAACCTGGTGATGATTACACACTAAACACAACAACTTGGATCTGGGATAAAGATGAGTAATTCAGGAGTATTTGATGTAAACGACATAAGGTATCTTATGGACTATCAACAATGGCCGACACCTGGTGAGTTACAGTTGATAGAAACACAATCAGCAAGTAATTCAGCAGCATTAGATTTCTTATCTATAAAAGAAGATATTTATAATGTTCATTTTATGACAGTTACAAATTTTCAACCTGCAAGTGATAATCATTATATAGCTTATAGATTATATGAAAGTGGTACTTTAGAAACAGCAGCAGTATATAAACAAGCAAGACAATATGGAATTGCAGATGGAACTTTTGGCGAAGCAAGAAGTACAGGTGTTGATGAAGTTACAGTAAGCCACGCAACAGGAACAGATGATGAAGAAACAAATAATTGTTATATATATTTTTATAATTTAGGAGATAGTACAAAATATAGTTTTAGTACATCTCATAGTTCTGGAGTACAAGCAGGTGGCTCTGCAAATTTTGAGTTTTCCAGTGCAGTTTTACCACAAGCTAGTCAAGTAGATGGTATTAGAATACTCACAGACCAAGGCAGTAATATGGAACACGCAGAAGTATCCCTCTACGGAATAAGGTTTGCATAATGGCTACTAATTTACAATTTATAAAATCTGTTAGTGCTACTGACATAAATGAGTTTTTAATAACAGATATTTTTTCAGATGCTTATGATGTTTATAAGATTGTAATAAATAAAATAGATACAACAGTTCAAACGTATAACTGGATTAGATTTTTAGATAGTAGTGGCAACTCTATTTCAGATAGTGAATACGATAGAGCTTACTTGCAAATGACAAGTTATCAAGCATTTCAAGAAGGTAGGTCCACAGGTCTTAATGCTATAAAAGATGTAGATTCTTCTGGAACAAATCAATCTGATGGTATTGGAAATGTTATGTATATTTTTAATCCTTATGATAGTTCTAGTTATACATTTTTACTTGGTCAAAGTTCTGGACAATTAAGTAGTGGTTTGATTGGTATTAAAATTATTGGAGTTCATAAATCAGCAGAACAAATTACAGGTATAAATTACAAAAGAGGTAGTGGTAATTTTGATAATGTTACTGTATCAGTATATGGAGTTAAATAATGGCAGGTAGTTTAATAAAAATAGATGAGGAAATAGTTTCATCAGCAGTAGCAAGTGTAACTTTAACAGGTATTGATAGCACTTATGATGTGTATATGGTTAAGTTAAACAATGTTTTTGCAAGTGCAGATGATGATTTTAAAATTAGAATAACTAAAAGTGGAACACCACAAACAGATAGTAATTATGACAGAGCAAGTAAAGATTTAAAAACTAGTGGAACTTTTGGTAACACAGCTGGAACAAATCAAGATTTAATTGACTTTTCAGCAGGGATCGGAACAAGTGGTACTAATAGTCATAATGCAATTATATATTGTTTTAATTTTGCAAATTCTAGTGAATTCAGTTTTATTACAAATGAAAATGTAACAATGAGAAATGATGCAACAGATGAATTATTTGGATTTCAAGGTGGTGCAGTTCATACTGTTGCAAGTGCTAGTGATGGTTTACATTTTTTTAATGGTAGTGGTAATAATATTGCAGGTGGAACATTTAAGTTGTATGGACTTGTTAAATAATATAGTAAGATAAGGAAAGGTAATTATGGCAAAGACAAAAGAACAGTTACAAACAGAGGCAGATGCAGAGATAGAGGCTGCGAAACCTTTGTACAAACAAGTTAATAATGAGCGTATGGAGTTTGAAAAAGCAGATTACGATCAAGCTAAAATTGACTTAGGTAACTCAAAATGGGAAGAACAACAGTTCGGATATATCCAAGCTAGGCAAGAAGCCTACGGATCAATAGGCGACCAACTTGATATGTTATACCATGACATGACAGCAGGTAAAGGCGATAAGACTGGCGATTGGTATAAGGCTATTAAAAAAGTCAAAGACGATAACCCAAAACCTAGCTAATGGAAATAGATATAATCCGCACACAATTTGGTAAAGACGCAACCAATGGTCTTTTATTTATTAATGGTGTTTTTGAGTGTTACACATTAGAAGATCAGTACCAAGAGAAAAAAGTATATGGTGAAACATGTATTCCAGAAGGCTCATATGATGTGGTATTACGCAAAGAGGGTGGTTTCCACACACGATATGCCAAAAAATATTCATTTCATAAAGGTATGTTATGGATAAAAGATGTACCACAATTCGAGTGGATTTTATTTCATCTTGGCAATACAGATGAAAATACCGCAGGTTGCATTCTTGTTGGTGATACACAACAAGACTTAGATGTTTCAAAAGACGGTTTTATTGGATCATCTGGTAATGCATATAAAAAGTTTTACCCAAAGGTTGCTGATGTATTAGAAAATGGCGAATCAGTTAGGGTAAATATTTCAAAGATCAAGATTGTAGATATACCAATAAATCAAGAATTATCAAATAAAACTGGTACAGAATACATAAATGCAAAAGATGTCAATGAAAAATTATCAGAGATTAATGGGCAACTCAAAATACTTACTGCTAAAATGGACGGTAAGTTAATTCAATAAGATAGGTGTATTATGACCAAAGATTGGTTTACCAAAGTTGGTATTCGTACTTTAAGAACATTTATTCAAGCATTTCTCGGCGTTCTTGTGGCTAGTGGCACAGGCATGGTTGAGGTTGATGTTTTAGAAAACGCATTAGTGGCAGGTTTAGTTGCTGGTGTAACTGCTATACAAAATGGTCTTGAAGATTACCAACCAAAAAATAAAGGATAAAGTGGACTGTTGCGGCAACGGTTGTTGCGCAGGGGGATAAACCCTTACCTTAGAATATTATTAGTTTTATTTCTAACTGTTCCTATACCAGTCTATGCAAATGAGGATCAGACCACAACAACAACCACTACCACTACCACAACAACCACAACAATACCGGGTGAGGTTGAAGAGGTAGAAACATTTGATGGACCAGAGATAACAACGACCACAACTGTACCAGATACAGAAAATAGTGGTACTAGCACTACAACCACAACAACAACGACTACTACTGTTCCAGAAACATGGGAACAATCAACAAATATTGTTTTACCAGAAGATGAGGTAGATGTAAACGGTAATGAAACCGAGAACAATATACACATAGATAACCAACACAGTAACGGTAATTGGTCTTGTTGTGGCATGACTGATTACCATATGAATTTACATTATCAAAGGCATGGTGATGATTCAGAAGATTACACATTTGATTTACCAGACGATCACGATATTTATGAGGTTGGTTTTAGAATAGGTGCATTAAATAATGACGGCACTGTAACCTATACACACACTGATGAAACCACACAGGTTAATGTTTTAGAGGGTCAAGATAATTCAAACATACAAACAATGTTTGAAGATGTTGTATATAACATTTATGATTCATTGGAAACATTTATTGATTCTTTTACCATAACAATTAATGATTGGTCTTTATTAGATGATATAAGTTTCAAATATGTAACCACAACGACAACAACAACAACGACAACTACATTACCACCACCACCAAAACCACCAGACCCACCACCATTACCACCAGAGCCAGAGGTATTTGTGGTTATTTTAGATAATGGTGAAGAGGCAGAATATGAACAACATGAGATTGACGACGGTACGGTTGAAAGAGATAACCAAAGACAAAAGAATTTTGAGATTTACGGGGTAGAATTAACTGATGAACAAATTGAAAGAGGCGACCTAGAGCAATATGATATTGAGATCATTGATGAGCAAGATATGGTTGAAAACCGAGAAGAGTTTACTGATGATGTTGATATATCTGATGTTGATGAGAATAGAGATAAAGAAACAGATATTGCAGAAGAAAATAATGAATTTGATGAAACAGTACTTGAGGTAGAAGAATACCTAGAAGATTT